CCATTGCAAGCTGCTGCTGTTATTGGCGGTAACTACTTGTTGCCTGGCTCTAGCCTTATTACATCTCAACTTGTAAGCGATGAAGCCCAAGCAATCCTTAACAGCAATGGCGGTAGGACATTAAATGTCGCGGCTGGCGCTACTGGTGGCTATCAAGGCAATACAGCAAACTATGGAAAAATTGGCGAATCTGCTGGTTTTACATCTACCGACCCAAATGCTGTTGGCGGAGTAACAGGCCCAGACAACATTGACGTTGGTGGTGGGTTTAACCCTGGCAGTGCTGCCGCTTCTGAAGGCGCAAAAGAGCTGACTGCGCAAGAAGTAACAGACATGATTGCTAAAGAGCAAGCAGCTTCTGCTGGAGAACTAACAGCGGCAGAAACTCAGGCAATGATTGATACTGAGGCTGAAGCGGCAAAAGCGGCTGCTGCTGCGACTCCTGCACAAACGGCTGCGGCAAAAGCTGCTGGTATGTCTCTAATTGACTATGCAAAGGCTGGTCTTTTGGTTAATGCTTTAACTGGCGACCCACTTGGCTTGTCTGGTGGTGGCGGTGGCGGTGGTGTGAGTGGCCCGACAGGGTTTGGGCAAGTTGATATTCCTGCTGAGTGGAAATCTCCAACTTATGCCGCACCTTCTGCGCCGATTGATCTAAGTTCAATCTTTAGCAACCAAAATATGCTTGGCGGCACACAATGGCAAAACCTGCCTAGCCAACAGCCAAATGTGTCATTCAATGATATATTTGCATCAGGACAACAACAAACGCCAATGGGTACGCCCGTTGACATTAACCAGATCGTGAGTGCAATCCTTGGACAAGCCGCAACTAGCCAGAAATCTGCTTAACGATGAGTTTTTCATTGGTGAGCTTGAAGCTCTGAAGAACGCAGAGTTGCAGACTATCGTTTATTCCTTACCGAATCAGGTGGAAGAACGAGAGGTTGCGTATTCCAAGATAAACGCATTACAATTAGTTATCGCGCATTTTGAATCAATTGCCGCCACAAGCAAGATTGATAAGAAGCGCTGGAAGATTCTGTAAGGAAACTTACACCGTGGTCACGGATTGACTGACAACTTGGGTAGAAAATGAGCGAAGCCACGACACCTACGGGTAGTGAATCGTTAAATGTGAATCAAGCTGCAAATGCTTTTTTCGGCATGATGGGTACTGACGAAGGCGCTGAAACCAGCCAACCAGAAGAAGTAACCGAAGACGAAGAAGTCATTGAAGGCGAGTCTGAAGCTGAGTTGGTGGATTCTGAAGAAGCAGAGCAAGAGCAAACTAGCACTTTTAAGGTCAAAGCGGCTGGCGAAGAACGTGAAGTTACTCTTGAGCAGCTTATTGAGGGCTACCAACTAGGTCAAGACTACACAAAGAAAACCCAAAAGCTCTCTGAAGATAAGCGTGTCGTTGAAGCTGAACGCACAAAGATCGCAGAAGCAAACAAATTAAGAGACCAGTACGCCCAACGCTTGCAGATGATGGAACAATTCCTGAATCAGCAAAACAAAGGTGAAAATCTTGAGGCTTTGAAAGAAGTTGACCCGATCGGCTATGCCGTTAAAGTCGCTGAACAAAACCAACGAGAGAAGCAGTTAGCAGTCCTGCAACAAGAACAGCAACGCATTGCCCAACAGCAACAAGCCGAGCAATCTGAGCGCCTGCAAAGCCATCTCGCTGAAGAAAGTCAGAAACTTACGTCAGCTATCCCAGGTTACGGAAACCCTAAAGAGGGCGACCAAATCCGCAAAGACATTCGCGATTACGCGAAATCAATCGGATGGAGTGACCAAGAGCTTGCAGGGTTGTACGACTCTCGTGCTGTTTTGAGTTTGTATCATGGCATGAAGTATTCAAAACTTCAGAGCAATAAGCCTTCAATCGCCAAAAAGGTGGAAGCAGCTCCGAAGATGATGAAGGCTGGAACATCTACGCCACGAAATTCAGCCTCAGAACAGCAAAAAAACACATTGGCGCAGTTGAAGCGAACTGGTAAAGTTCGTGACGCTGCAAACGCATTTGAACGATTCTTATAAGGAAACTTGAATCATGGCAACCTACCAAACCTACACCGCTGTTGGTCAGCGCGAAGACCTGTCTGACGTTATCTATAACATCAGCCCAACAGACACCCCATTCATGTCTACCATTGGCAAGGGCAAAGCTACTGCTACTTACCACGAGTGGCAAACTGACAGCTTGGCTTCGGTCAACACTTCTAACTACGCTGTTGAAGGCGCTGCTGCATCTGATGCAACTATGTCTCCTACAACTCGTGCTGGCAACCGCACCCAGATCAGCCAAAAGACTGTCAAAGTCTCTGGTACTTTGGATGCTGTGGACAAAGCTGGTCGTAAGTCTGAAAAGGCTTACAGCTTGGCTAAAGCCTCTGCTGAAATCAAGCGCGACATGGAAGCCATCTTGTTGAGCAACCAAGCATCTTCTGCTGGTGACGCTTCTACTGCCCGTAAATTGGGTGGCTTGCAAGCATGGTTGGCAACTAACGGCGACTTCGGTACTGATGGCGTTGCTGGCGCTTCTGGCTCAACAGCCCGTACTACTGGTACAGACCGCACCTTCACTGAAGACATCTTGAAGACTGTGGTTAAAGAAGTCTACACCGCTGGCGGTTCGCCAAAAGTGTTGATGGTTCGCCCTAACCACAAGCAAGTTGTGTCTGCCTTTGCTGGTATCGCTGCACAGCGTTACATGGCTCCTGCTGATGCTCCTACGACCATCATCGGTGCTGCTGACGTTTACATGAGCGACTTCGGCTCTATCTCTGTTGTGCCTAACCGCTTCATCACTACAACTGATGTTGCGTTTATCGTTGACCCAGATATGGCTTCTGTTGCTTACCTGCGCCCATTCCAAACCAACGAATTGGCTAAAACTGGTGACGCTGAAATGACTCAATTGCTGGTGGAATACACCTTGCAAGTGTCTAACGAAGCTGCTCACGGCATCATCGCTGACATTACCTAATAGGTAAAAAAGCAAAACAAAGCGCCTCTATGTTCACGCATAGGGGCGTTTTTGTTAGAATCTACCCATGGACACACCTATTCAATACCGTCAACATTCTGCCCACCAAGATGGTGATGGCGGCGTAATCATTGCTACCAAGCAAGATGTTTCTGGAATTATTGAAACGAATAAGCGTGAATTTAATTCCTATGATGAACGTGCCAAATGGTCGGATAACCTATTTGGAAACAAGATTGCATCTATTCCAAACACCGTGATTGACGACTTGAACAAGCAAGGCATCATGCGTGGGTTTGCAATTGTGGATGAAGTGCGTTTTGCATCATTCCTAAATGACCCAATGAATCGCGCTTGGCGCACACGACCAGGACAAGTATGAGCATCGCAACCTACTCTGAGTTAAAGACAGCCGTTGCCAATTACTTGGCCCGTACTGACTTAACCGACCAAATTCCTGACTTCATTCGATTTGCAGAGCTTCGTTTGCGCCGCGAGTTGCGTATTCGTCAAATGCTCAAATCGGTGACGACTTCAACAACAGGTGGTGATTCCACTGTTGAATTGCCAAGTGACTTTCTTGAGATTCGTGACTTTTCAGTTTCTACGAATCCAATTCAGCCTTTGACTTACTCAAGCCCTGCTATCTTTAGTCGCAACACACGTTCAACTGAAAGCGGCAAGCCTCTAGATTACACAATCTTGGCTTCTGAGTTTCAATTGGCTCCAGTTCCTGATGGCACTTACACGCTAAAACTGCTGTACTTTGCTGCCCCTACATTCTTGGGTGACACAAATTCAAGCAACGTATTTCTTGCAAATTCGCCTGATGCGCTTTTGTACGCTTCATTGATTGAGGCAGAGCCTTACATCATGAACGATGCTCGAATCAATACATGGGGAACTATGTATGATCGCGCAATTTCCACGCTCACCAAGTCTGACGAATCTTCTCAGTATTCTGGTGTTCCACTGTCAATGACAACCACACTGAGGTAATTTATGTCTGCTTTAAGCAACTACTTAGAAAACGCTTTAATCAACGGAACGCTTCGCGCTTCTAGCTATACGGCTCCATCAACCGTGTATGTTGCTTTGTTCACGAGCGACCCAACAGATGCAGGCTCTGGCACTGAGTGTTCGGGTACGTCTTACGCACGACAATCAGCAACATTTGCATCGCCTTCTAATGGAGCAAGCTCAACTAATGCAGATGTGCAATTCGCTCAAGCTGGCGGCTCATGGGGAACGATTACCCACTTTGGTATTTTTGATGCGCTTACAGCAGGAAACTTGATGTATCACGGCGCTTTGACAACATCAAAAGTTATTGAAACAGGCGATGTGTTTAAGATTGCTTCTGGTTCTTTGACTGTGACGCTGGCCTAATATGGCAGACGTATGCGGCCCGTTCACACTTGAACAACTCGATTCGTTCGGGTCGCTTGATAGTCTTCAGTTCTCTTTGGACAGTTCTATATGGACTGATGTCAATGTTTGTATTCTTGAAGCATCATCGTCAGTAAATGCGATCGGAACATTAAGTGGGTCTGCTTACAGGATTGCAAATTCTTCTGCTTCTATCAGCGGATATGCAAGCACATCCATATCTGCAATTAGATTTAGGTTGTCTTCTGCTGATATAGCAGCAAGCGCTCAAGCATCTTCATCTTCTACCATTGTAAGAATGGCAGAAGGTTCAGCAAACGGCTATGCAACTGTCACAGGACTTGGCGGGTTGGATGCTTCGGCAGAGGCTTCTGTTTTTGCTTATGCACAGGCTTCTGCTTTGCCGTATGCAATTTGGCAATCTGCATCATCTATTTTTGGGCAGTCTTCAGTTTCATGCAGTGGCGTGAGAATTGGAGACAACTGGTCAAACGTCTCAAGTAGTGACAACTCATGGTCTGATGTGTCGCAAAATAACAACACTTGGACACAAACACAAAGCAGCTCAAATACTTGGCTGAGACAGGGTTAAAAATGGCAACGCAACGTATTGTTTTTGGTGAGTGGATGCCAGATCAGCCTGGCATTTCAGGCGCTTTGAGTGACGCAAAGAACTGTGTTTCTCAAGCTGTTGGGTATGGCCCATTTCCTCAAGCCGCTACATTTTCTGAAGCTGCTTCTGAAAATCTGACAAGTTTGTTTGCTAGTAAACAGCCAGACAACTCGACAAAGCTGTTCGCTGCTGGTCGCACAAAGATTTATACAGTTTCTGGAGTTGGCGCATTAACTCAGGTAAACACTGGTTATTCAACGTCAGCAGATGAGCGTTTTCGCTTTACTCAGTTTGGTGATGTTGTTATTGCAACCGACAATTCTTCAAAGTTGCAGTCTTGGACATTAGGCACTTCAACAACATTTGCTGACTTGGCTGCTTCTGCTCCAGTGGCTAAATACATCACGGTTGTTCGTGATTTTGTTGTTGTTGCGAATACCTATGAAAGCTCAAAACAAGAGCAATATCGTGTTCGCTGGTCTGGCATCAATGATGAGACTACTTGGACACCTTCTTCAACAAACCAATCTGACTATCAAGACATTGCCGATGGCGGTCAAATCATGGGCATCCGTGGTGGTGAGTTTGGACTGATCTTGCTAGAGCGCGGTATTCAACGAATGTCCTACATTGGCTCTCCGTTGATTTTTCAGTTTGACAACATTAGCCGAAACAAGGGCTGCATGGTTTCAGGCTCAATTACTCAATATCAAGGCATTACCTTTTTCTTGAGTGACGATGGCTTTTATATGTGCGATGGGCAACAGATCATGCCTATTGGCTCTGAGAAGGTAGATCGATGGTTCTTGGATGACGTAAGCGAAAACGACTATGGCAGTATGTCTGCGGCTGTTGACCCTACTCGCAAGTTGATTCTGTGGAACTACAAAAGTAAAGACGGCAGTCGTAAACTGTTGGCTTACAACTTCAATACAAAGAAGTGGACTTACACAGACGCTGGCACAGATTTTATCTCTGATGCTTCTAGCGCATCTTCTACCCTTGAAGAATTGGATGGCGTTAGTTCTTCGATTGACGCGCTTACTACGCCAATGGACTCAATCCTTTTTGCTGGCGGCAAGTATTTCTTAGGTGGAACTCTTGCCACTAAGGTAATGACATATACAGGATTGCCATTGTCTGCAAGGATTCAGACAGGTGACATTGAAGCTGGCGGTCAGTCTTTGGTTACTTTGGCTAGGCCTCAGATAGATCAAGGCTCTGCGACTGTTTCAATTGCTTCGCGCAGACTTTTAAGTCAGGACATTACTTACAGCACAGCAGTTGCGGCAAGTGACGACAACCGTGTGTCATTGCGTGGCTCAGGCAAATATCACCGTATTCAGGTAAACCCTACTGGTGACCGCTGGAAGTCAGCCGTTGCCGTTGATATTGACCTTGTATCGCAGGGGGTTCGCTAATGTTTAGGGTTCTACCGCCTTTTGGTGGCGATCAACGCGATATTGCTGAGGTCGTCAATGGAATAATGAACGGCAAGACCAATAACACTGGAGCAGTTACTTTGCGTCAGGCTGAAGTAACTACTGTGATAACTGACGAAAGAATTGGATATAACAGTGTAATTCTGTTTATGCCAATAACAGCAGAAGCTGCCGATGAGATGGCTCATGGGCATATGTATGTGTCTTCAAGAGGGAAAGGCACAGCAACAATTTCACACGGAAACCATAACTCAGTAATGACATATGCGTACGTTGTGATCGGTTAAATGTATAATCGGCTCCGTGGATGACCCGCTACGGAGTCCCTTAAAGAAAGGCACTTATGGCAGTCGAAACAACCACATCCACACAGACCACGCAGATTGACCCAACCATTCAGCCGTATCTCAAATACGGTCTTGAGGAAGCTCAACGCCTCTATCAATCTGGTGGGCCTCAATACTATCAAGGTCAAGGCTATGTAGGCCCGTCTGAAGCTACTCAGACAGGTATTCAAGCCTTGCAAGCTCGCGCTCAAGCTGGAAGTCCTTTAACTGGCGCTGCTCAGAATCAGTTGTATGGAACTATTCAAGGCGACTACCTTGGTGGAAATCCATTCTTTTCTGGTGCTTTCCAGCCTGCTGCCCAAGCCGCAACTAACGAATTCAACACTGCAATCGGTAACGTAACTTCTGCTGCTTCTAAAGCTGGTCGTTACGGCTCTGGTGCTATGCAAAATCTGCAAACTGCTGCTGCTGGTCAATTGGCTCAAAAGCTGACAGGCACTGCTGGACAACTTGCATATCAGAATTACGCTGATGAACGCGCTCGCCAACAGCAGGCAACATTTGGCGCACCTGCAATGGCTGAAGCTGATTACGCTGACATTAACAAACAACTTGCCGCTGGTCAGTTGGGTGAAGGCTATCAAAACACAGCCCTGCAAGCTGATATGGCTAAGTACAACTATCAGCAACAATTGCCACAACAGCAACTGACAAACTACTTGAATCAAGCCTACGGATTCCCTGCTGGCAAGACTTCAACAACACAACAGCCTTACTTCACCAACCCAACGGCTACTGCCTTGGGAACTGGTTTGTTAGGAGTTCAACTGCTTAATTCTGCATCTCCTTACGTTGATAAAGGGATGAACTGGTTATCTAGCGCATGGGGTAGCGGTAGCAATCCTAATGGCTTCGTCTGATTGGGGTAAATATGGCACTTCTAGATTCTTTCTACGGCGAAACGCCTTCTTACCTTGGCGGTCTTCTTGGTGAAGATGAGCTGAAGCGCCTTCAAGGTCAAGCTCAGGGTCAATCAAATCTGAGCATGGCTACTGCTTTGCTTCAGGCTGGCGCTCCTAGTCGTACTCCTGGCGGTGGCGCTTTGGCTATTGCTCAAGGCTTGCAAGCTGGTCAACAAATGTATAAACAGGCGTTGAACCAAGGTCTGCAAGAGAAGATGGTTGGTATGCAGGTGCAAGAGCAGTTGCGTAAACAGCAAGAGGCTCAAGCTGTTCGTCAGTTCTTGCCTCAACTTATCCAGCCTGGTGCTGTTGAACAAAACTGGTCTGGCGCTCCTGAGCAGATTGGTAATTACTTTCAAACAGGTCAAATCCCAACTCAACAAGGCCCGTCAACTATTAACCGTGATGCTTTGCAACGCTTGGCTTTGGTTTCTCCTGAGACTTATGCCAAGTACAAACCAGAATACAAAGAAGTTAATGGTCAATTGGTGGAGATTTCTCCATTGACAGGTGTTAGCACTGTGGCTGGAACAGCTAAAGAAGATTTGGCTGGCCCTGTAAAGCAGGCAATGCAAGTGCTTGGCATCATGAAGCCTTTTGCTCAAGTCACGCCACAAGAGCGCACAGCGATTGGTCAATATATTGATCGTCAAGAATCCTTGAAGTCTCCAAAGGTGGCTGTTGATTTGAAAGACCCAACTGCTGTTGCAAAAGCACAAGCTGATTTGCTGAAAGATTGGCGTAGTGTTGTTAAAGACAGTGGCGCAACCGAAGTTGCTAACCGTTTCCGTTCATTGGGTGCTGCCATTGGCGAAGCCGATAAAGGAAACAAAGCGGCTGATGGCGCGATCATCTATAACATTGGCAAGATTTACGACCCTTCAGGAGCTGTGCAAGAAGGAGACAAAAACACAATTCTTGGCAATCGCTCAATTCCTAACGAAGTCAAAGCGTATGCTCAGAAGGTGTTTACTGGCGGTTCATTGCTGCCTGAAGAACGCAAAGGTCTTTATTCTGTTGCTGGCGCAATGGTTAAAGAGCGTCAGAAGCAGTTGCAATCAGATCAGGCTAACTACAAATCATTGTCTACCAATTTGGGTGGAACTGGTGATTTCATCAAAGACCCTTACGCTGATGTTTTCAGCCCAAAGTTGCCAACTGATTCAACAGGTCAAATTGATTTGCTAAGTGCAGCTCGTCAAGAACAGGCTCGCCGTAGAAAGGCTCAATAATGTCCTTAGACCTTACAAAACTATCTGACAAGGATTTGGATGCGTTGTTAAACAACGATCTAAGTTCTATGTCTGATGCTGGTCTTTCAATTATCTCTGGTGAGCCTGAAAAATTGGCTCCACCAAAGAAGATGACTGCCAAAGAGGAAGTCCAAGCAGCTTTCGGTTTTGATAAGCCAAAGCAACCCGCTAGAACAAGTGGTGAGTTGTTGCGCGATATTGGTTTAACTGCCCGTGGCGCTTTAACTGGTGCAGCTTCGTTGCCAGCCATGATTGCTGATGCACCTGTGAGCTTGATTAACATTGCCGCAGGTCGTCAGGTATACAAGCCACAAACTGAAGCGTTGAATGATTTTCTTTCGGCTATTGGTGTGCCACAAGCAAAAACAGCGCCTGAACGATTGCTTACAGAATCTGCTGCTGCAATTGGTGGGGTTGCTGGCCCTGGCGCATTGGCACAAAAAGTAACTCAAGCTGTTACTCCGCAATTGGCTACACGCACACAAGAGCTTGCCAAGTTCTTTGGTGAGAATATGCCTGCACAGTTGGCGGCTGCTACTGGTGGTTCAATGGCTGCTGGTGCTGCACGAGAAAACGATGCAAGCCCATTGATGCAATTGATTGCAAGTATTGGTGGAGCTGCTACTCCTTCAGGTGCAATGGCTGTTGGCCCTGCCGCTGGTCGTGCTGTTAAAGAGATTGTCCGACCTGGCACACAAGCAGGCCGTGAAGCAATCGCTGGCGGTGTGTTACGTCAATTGTCACGCGAGCCTGAAACGGCTATTAAGGCCATGGAAGGCTATCAAGCTCCTATTGGTGGCTATACACCTACCGCAGCTCAAGCAAGCCGTGATGTTGGTTTAATCGCTGCTGAGACACCAATTCGTGCTTTGGATATGACAGGCAAGTTTGGCGCTCAAATCGGTGAGGCTAACCAAGCTCGATTGGCTATTCTTGACCGAATGGCTAAGGATAAGGCTGCTGTTGAATCTGCTGTTACAAAGCGAAATGAAGTCACTTCTCCATTGCGTGAAGCAGCGTTTGCAAAGTCTACGGTAAGCCCAGAGACATTCCAATCTGCTGTTACATTGAACGTCAATCAAACAATTGATGACATTCTTGCTTCTGATGCTGGCGCTCGTGGCACTGTCAAGAAGACAATGAATTGGGCCAAAGAGCAATTGGCTGAAGGTACGACTCCGCAACGTATGTACGAAGTCCGTAAAGACCTGCGTAGTGCTGCACAAGGCTTGCTTGATAAAGAAGGCTCTCAGTACAGCTTGGCTAAAAGTCAGCTTGAGCAAGTAATTCGTGCTGTTGACGACACTATTGAAGGTGCAGCGCCTGGCTATCGTGACTACTTAAACAAGTATGCCAAGTCAAGCAAAGGCATTGAACGCCTTGAAGCTGCTCAAGATTTCAAAGGAAAAGTCTTAACCACTACGCCTGACCCATATCGTGCTGGTGATTACATGATTTCACAGCCTGCTTTTACTCGTGCAATTCGTGCTGCTGAAAATGACACAAACCTGTCTACTACTCAGTTTGCAGTCTTGAAGAAGGTTGCAGAAGATTTAGATGCTGGTGTGTTGCAACGCGCAGGCAAAGTACCTGGCTCTGATACATTTAAGAACCTGAGTACAGCGAACGTCATTGGTGCTTTTATTGGTAAGCAAATGTTTGGCGAAGTGCCTGCTGCTGTCAATAAGGTCGCAGCTCCATTAAACTGGCTTTACAACGGAACTGATGACCAGATTCGTGAATTGTTGGTTGACGCAATGCTTGACCCTAAACTTGCATCTAGACTGATGAGCAAAGCCTCTGTGGTGTCAATTGAGCCATTGAGCAAAGAACTTCAACGCAAAGCTATTGCCGCAGGCTATGGCGCTTCATTTGGATTAACGGAGAAATAAATGCCAAAAACCAAAATCAGCGAGTACAGCAGTACCGCTAACTCCAACACAGACGTAGCCTCAATCAACATTGATGAAGGTTGCGCTCCTAGCGGTATCAACAACGCTATTCGTGCCATTATGGGTCACTTGAAGGACTTTCAAGCTGGCTTGTCTGGTGACTCATTGCCGATTGCTTCAGGCGGTACAGGCTCAACTACTGCAAGCGCGGCGCGTACTGCTTTGGGGCTTGCAATCGGAACTAACGTACAAGCCTACGATGCAGACCTTACAACGCTAGGTGCTGGCGGCGCTTCTGCTCGTTCATTCCTTGGCTTGGCAATCGGAACTGACGTTCAAGCGTATGACGCAGAACTTGCGGCAATTGCTGGTTTGGCTTCAACTGGACTAATTACTAAAACAGGAGCTGGTACTGCTGTTGAGCGAACAATTACAGGAACAACAAACGTAATTACTGTAACAAACGGAAATGGCGTATCAGGAAATCCGACTTTGACGGTTGGAAGTCTTGTCGCAAGAACTGATGTTGTTAACTCTTTCACAGTTGCGCAACGTGGTTCAATTAATGCGTTAACAGATGCGGCAACTATAACCCCAGACTTTTCCGCATCAAACAACTTTAGCGTGACTTTGGGCGGTAACCGTACATTGGCTAACCCTACGAACTTGGTTGCAGGTCAATCAGGTGTAATTGTAATCACCCAAGACGGTACAGGCTCGCGTACACTAGCCTATGGAAGCTACTTCAAGTTTGCTAACGGAACTGCTCCATCACTGACAACAACCGCATCGGCTGTCGATGTGCTGGCATACTACGTTGAATCTTCTACCCGTATCACTGCACGTTTGATTGGCGATGTGAAATGAGCGTAATTCAAAACAACTTATTGATGACTCCAGAGGGCTACCAGATTAGTCGTTCTGTGCGTCTTCGCTCAAGTGCGAGTGCTTATTTTGATAGATCAACAGCAGTCACTGGAAATCGGCAAAAGCTAACATGGTCTGGATGGGTTAAAAGAGGCGCACTTGGTTCGTCATTGTTTAACTTGTTTGCAAATGGCGCGGCAAGCGTGGACTACATTGGTTTCAACGCGGATAGCTTGCGTGTGTCATTCGCAGGCGGAACTAGCGCCATACAGACTACCGCAGTTTATCGTGACCCTTCAGCTTTCTATCACGTAATTGTTGCTATTGACACAACACAAGCGACAGCCGCCAACCGTGTTTTGGTTTGGGTAAATGGCGTGGCAGTTACGTCATTTAGCTCTGCATCGTATCCAACTCAAAATGCTAATACGTCCTACAACACCAGCGGGACTGGTATGGTTATTGGTCAGGTCGGTTCAGCAAACTACTTCGACGGCTACCTAACCGAAGTCAACTTCATTGACGGTCAAGCCCTAACCCCAAGCAGTTTCGGCGAAACCGATGCAGTAACTGGCGTGTGGAAGCCAAAGAAGTACGCTGGCACATACGGCACAAACGGCTTCTATCTGAACTTCAGCGACAACAGCGCTGCAACTGCTGCTGCGATTGGCAAGGACAGTTCTGGCAACGGTAACAACTGGACGCCAAACAACATCTCTGTGACTAGCGGCGTTACATACGATTCAATGCTGGACACGCCAACGCCTTACGCTGATGGCGGTAATGGTCGTGGTAACTATGCGGTTGTAAACCCATTAGACAAAGACCCTAGCGTTACCGTTTCTGAAGGCAATTTGGCTCATACCACTGGTGCATCTTGGTTATGCTCAAGAGGTAATTTCCAATTACCAACAAGTGGAAAATGGTACTGGGAAACAACAATAGGCACTACAACAAGCGCTAGTGTTGGAGCTTCTATTGGCGTATGTTCTGCATCTGCTGTTCTGAATAACTTTAACACTACTGGACAATATCAAGCGCAAGCTGCCGCAACTGGTAACTTGTATTCCAACGGAACACAAACAGCATCAACACTTGGAGTTTTCTCTGCTGGAGACATCATTCAAATTGCGGCTGATTGTGACAATGGAAAAATTTGGATTGGAAAAAATAACGTCTTTTGGAACTCCACAGGCTCAACGACAGGAAACCCATCTGGAAACACCAATGAGACATTTGCTGTAAGCCCTATAAATTTATTTCCTTTTACAGCAACTTATCAGAATACTGTTCGATATAACTTCGGTCAACGCCCCTTCGCCTACACCCCACCCACAGGCTTCAAGGCACTGAACACGCAGAACTTGCCTGATGCGACTATCAAGAAGGCAAGCAGCTATTTCAACATAGGTCTTTACACAGGTAACGGTGGAACTCAGTCACTTACACAACTAGGCTTTCAGCCAGATTTTGTTTGGAATAAAGCTCGTGCCAACACTGAATACCATGTTCTGATGGATTCGGTCAGAACGCCTGACAAGGCGCTCTACTCAAACGCAACAAACGCAGAAGACTCTGGCCTAGGTAATACGTTCACCTCAACAGGCATGAACGTGACCTCGACAGGAAACATCAACACCAACGGAATCTCATACGTTTACTGGGGTTGGAAAGAATCCGTCACCGCTGGCTTTGACATTGTGACCTATACGGGTACTGGTGTGAACCGCACTATTGCTCATGGTCTTGGTGTTGCTCCAAAGATGATTATCGCCAAGCATACAAACGCTGTTGATAACTGGATTGTTTATCACGCAAGCCTTGGTGGTAGCCCTGATTACTTGTGGCTAAACCTGACAAGCGCAAAAGGAACAAGCTCTGCTGTTTGGAACACTGCTCCAACGTCTAGCGTGTTTGGTGTTGGTACTGATAACTTAACCAATTTGAGCGGTGGAACTTATGTCGCCTACCTGTTCGCAGAAGTCGCTGGCTTCTCCAAGTTCGGCAGCTACACGGGCAACGGGTCTGCTGATGGGCCGTTTGTGTACTTGGGGTTCAGGCCGCGCTTTGTGATGATTAAGAACGCATCTGGTGCATACACATGGATTACATTTGACAGCGCTAGAGGGACATACAACGTCAACGGTCAGCAACTGTACCCAAACACTTCGGACGCAGAAGCAACGGACAATGTGAACAACTGCATTGATTTCCTTTCTAACGGATTCAAATTCCGTGGGGCATCGGCTGTTGGCAACGGTTCTGGCAACACAATCATCTACGCAGCCTTTGCTGAAAACCCATTCAAGAACTCACTTGCACGATAAGGAAAAACAATGTTTCAACTAGATAACAACCCATTGGCCTTAGATGTGCCATTTGTTCACAACGAAATCTCTTACCCTGCCAACTGGCTTCGCTTGGCAACTCCAGAAGAACGCGCTGCTATTGGCATCACGGAAGTGGATGATGCTGCTTCTTATGATGATCGCTTTTATTGGGGCGTTAGAAATCCAAAAGATTTAACTGCACTTAAATCAAACTGGTCTGCACAGATCAAAGATGCTACAAACAAGTTGCTTGCTGAAACAGATTGGATGGTCATTCGCAAGGCCGAGCGTGACGTTGCAATCCCTGCTAATACTGTTGCCTACCGCGCTGCTGTTTTAGTTGAGTGTGATCGCTTGTTGGCTGCTATTGCTGACGCTGCTGATGTTGAGGCATTGGCTATTGTTGTGGGTACTCAGAACTGGCCTGAAGGAGTGTAATCTTGGCGACAATTGATGCAACAGAAGCACGTTTGTCTACGCATGAAGAAATTTGTGCGCTTAGATATGAAAAGATCAATCATTCGTTAGAAAACGGTGATAAGCGCATGACCAAAATTGAATACTTGTTGTATGCGGTGATGGCTGTTGTGCTTCTTGGCCCTGGCGTTGGTGCTGAGTTCTTCAAGAAACTAATCGGTCTGTGATGTGCCAATTGGAACTGCGTTATTCGCGGCGACAACGGCTTTTCAGCTAGTCAAAGAAGGCTGCGCTCTTTACAAAGAAGTGAAGGGTGTAGCTGGAAACGTCAAAGGAATTATTGATGATATTAACTCTCAATTTTCTGGCAAGAAGGTTTCTAAGGAACAAGCTAAAAAGGTTGAAGCTGAGAAGGCGCGTGTTCAAGAGATAGCAAAGGCTGACCCTGACCAAGTTATTTTCAAGATTGGTGACGAACTTGGAAATATGTTTGATGCGTTTGACACGCTTGAGGCTTTATTTTGGGAGCAGGAGCGAGAAGCCAAGAAGTTGCAGGGTAAGGATGTATCACTAAAAAGAATGGCTTTAAGGCGCATTATGGTGAGGCAGAAGCTACTTGCAATGCAGGTTGAGTTGAGAGAGCAAATGGTTTATCACAGCCCACCTGAACTTGGTGCGTTGTGGTCGCAGTTTGAAGAAATGCGCGAACAGATTGAAGAAGAACAAAGGTTGGCTCGTGAGAAGCAAGATCGTGAAGACAGGATTGCAAGGCTTGAGCATGAAGAACTGATGGAAGAAGTGCGAGTGAAATCAATGGATGCAGGAATTGCTGTTGTGATGTTGATTTTTATGGGGTTGATTCTGTGGCTAGTAAAAAATCAAGCGATAGCACGAGCGTCTTTTTGGCACACCTGATTGTTTTGGTTGTGCTGTTGATTGTCTTTACTTTCTCATTCATGGCTTATGTTGATACGTTGTGGATGAAGGCAGAGATTAAAAAAGAGGCTCGTGAGTTGAGAAAACTGAAAGAGGAATTGAAGGAAATGACAAAGTGAAATATCTACTAACAATTGTTCTTTTTGTGATGGTTGGCTGTGAAGACCGCTATCGCTATGTTTGCCAAGACCCTGATAAGTTCAACTTGCCAGAATGTCAGAAGCCACGTTGTTTGTTTACTCAAACTTGCCCTGAGTATTTAGTCGCACCAATCTTGGAGAAGAAAATTGAGCCAGCCCAACCACCCGCATCGTCTGAGCGTTGAACAGATTGAAACCCTAGTCTGGGGTTTTGTTGTTGTTGTCGTCACGCTAATCTTGGCTTTCATTGTGATTGCCTTGCTTTACTCAGTGACTTTTGTTGTCCAGCCAATCAAGTCAATGGCCCCTATTGACATGGCTTACACCAAGATGTTGAATGACATTGTTCTTCTTGTTGTTGGTGGCATTGGTGGCGTAATGAGCCGTAAAGGTATTCAAGCAGGCTCGCAGGCTATTGCTTCAAAGGTAGAGGTAAAGGGAGATACAACGCCCCCAAAGCCTAACGACCCATCGGGCGCTTTGCCTGTATGGGTCAATCCTGCTTTAGATGAATCGTGGACTCCACCACCACCACCTACAACGCCACCAGAGCATCTTGAATCAGATCAAGAACGTGAGCAGTTGGCACTTGCAAGGGTATCAAATGATTAACCCATGGATGATTATTGGCGTAATCTGTGTGGTGCTTGGAACTTACAAGTACGGCACACACACTGGTTACAAAGAGCGAAATCAAGAAATGCAAGCAGAGATTGCTAATCTTAATGAGCAGTCACGCGCTAAAGAGCAAAAACTTGCTGAAGACCTTAACCAAACATCTTCACAACTGAAAGAGGCTAATGATGTTGTCACTAAAAAACAAACTGATCTTGATATTGCCATTCGTGCTGGTAGGGTGCGCCTCAACTCAAGTTGCCCACAAGGGAGTTCAAGTTCCACCACTGCCAGCGGAGATAACCAAGCAGGAAGCGAATCTGAGCAAGCGACTCTTAGAGCTATTGCAGAACTCGCAGCAGAAGGCGACAGAGCAATCAACAAGCTCAACGCCTGCATCGCAGCTTATGAGCAAGTAAGGAGCCAAGTAAATGACAGTAACCGCTGAACAACTAGCAAAGTTGCACATTGGCCCTGAATGGGTAGATGCTCTAAACGAGACATTTGAGCGTTTTCAGATTGATACGCCTAACAAACAAGCTGCCTTCATTGGGCAGTGTTCTCACGAGTGCGGTAACTTTCGCATCCTTGAGGAAAATCTAAACTATCGTGCCGCAACCTTAATGAAGTTGTGGGCAAAGCGTTTTCCTACTTTAGAAGTTGCAAATCAGTATGGTGGTAATCCTAAGAAAATTGCAAACATGGTTTACTCAAATCGAATGGGAAACCGTGACGAGGCGTCTGGAGATGGGTATCGTTTCCGTGGTCGTGGCTGTATTCAGCTTACTGGTCATGCAAATTATTTTCACGCTGGAAAAGCACTAGGCGTTGACTTTGTGATGGAGCCTGACCTTGTGGCAACTCCAAAGTTTGCCGCCCTAACTGCTGGCTGGTTTTGGTCTACTCACGATTGCAACCGACTAGCCGCAAATGGTGATTGGATTGGCCTAACCAAGAAGATCAATGGCGGGACTATTGGCCTTGAAGATCGCGTGAAGCACATCACGCAAGCGTTATCAGTCTTGACTAATTAGCAAAGCAAGTACAACGCAAAACACAGTTACATAAAAGACTGCTGCAACAAATAAAAAACAAATAATTTCAACCATGTTGATGCCCCTTTGCTTCTCCTAGAGTTTGGAAGTATTCGTCACACACTTTGCAACGCCAGAGCTTTTGTTCTCTGACAGTTGCAATGCGTTGTTGACGACCCATCCAGCCTTCAATTACTCGTGAATCGCCCCGATAACTTGTCACGGACTCTAGATTTCGTGGCAATCTTTGATTGATTAAGTTCTTCATGTGTTTTCAGGAAATAGTCTAAAGACCCATTTTCTGACGAAATCCTTACTGTTTTCAATCCAACTTCACGCTGGCGGTAAGGTTTCTTTTGCACTTCTTGCTTGGGCCAAGGTGCGTTGGGTGCTAGAACCGTCTTGTATTTCGGTGATTCGTTCAAATTCTTCATCTTCTTCTTTTGTCCATTTAATGTTGTCATAGCCACTAGAAAACTTTGCTTGGTCTGTGGGCCGTTGTGCGTGTCCTTTTCCGCCTGCGCTCATTGTTCCCTCGCTTTCAGCATTGCGTCTGCTACCAAATAAGCTGCTTTAGAAATCTCACTATCTTTACACGTAGGCTTTACATGTGGACTTGAAATAAATGCCTGCATCGCCTTGGCAGCAAAGTAATCACGCAAGGTCATTCCATCTTTAATAAAGTCTGGAAATGCTGCGCCGCCTGTGTCTTTAGTCATTTAAACCCCTTTGGCATACCTGCCTTTGCATAAGTGTAAAACTGAGTTGGCTCAATCGAAACGCGCTTAGTCTTTGGAAAGTCGCTCAAAGGACTAGACTTAGTTGTTCCATCGCTTTCGCGTGTGGCTCGTGCCATCGTTCCGTACTTCACGCCATTTGCTTTTTGGGCGGCTTCTTTACGGATAGAAGAAATAAATTCTGGCATATACGTTTCAACGTATTTTGGAGAAAAAGCATTAACAGTCATCAAGAATCCAATCAATAAAAAGTCCAAATAGTACAAGGCTCATAGGAAACTCTCTTGCACTGGTTTGTAGCGCCATTCACGCTCTTGCCTACCGCTGTTTGATTTGACGGTTATGCCTGTTTGCTCGATGCAATCCATCTTCTCTAACTCACTTAAACGTCTTGCCACCTGGTTGCTTTGAAGCCCTGTGGCGTTGGCAATTCCATCCTTACCCATTGGCCCAAATCGTTGCAGTGCAGCCACAATGACTTCTTGGTGCATCTTGGCTGCGTCTTTGATTGAATCAGCCGCTTGAAAGCTGGTGATTGCGTCTGTTGCTCTTGCTCGTATAAATTTAAACATATTGGTTCCTATGCAAAAAGGTGGGGTACTCGCTGCACTGTCCGTACTCTCAGCGTTTTATGGGTGTGTCCTTAGACCATCCCTGCTTTCCATTACAGCATCCGCTTTCCCCCAAAAATCAATTAAAACGGGATTTTGTCATCCATGAAATTATCGCGTGGTTTGCTAGGCTCTGTTTTTTGACCTTCTTCGCGTGGTTCAAAGAGATAAGCCCAACCTGTCCAGCCGCCTTCAACCAATGGCACTTGGTCAAGTTTTAGCATTGGACCTTTCTTGGTTTCAATGACGCTGCCAATGCGCTGATAACGCACTTTTTCTTGTCCGTCTTTTTGGTATGTGCCAGCGCGAACAGTCACTTCATAAATTGTTGCCATTTTGTTTCCTTACTTAGAGTGTTCATCTGAAATTTGCTTTACGACCAAATCGTAAAACTTACGCGCTTCGTCAACCTTGAATTTTATTTTGTCTTCAAGTGCTTTGTCGCGTTTGTAGTTGAGCAACGTAACCCGAAGCTCTGGCGCAATATGCTCAACTTGATGCAATGCCTTGTTTTCAAACCCAACTAAGTGGTCAGGCGTGTTTACAAGGCAATATGCAATCTGTGCTTCATCCAAGTCCCAGAGCATCATGTAGCCACGAAGCTGCCATTCATAAGTCTTATTTTCACCTTCTGATGCTAGGCATGGGAACGTAGACAAAGACCAAGGCGACTTAATATCAATAATGCGGTCAGCAACAATGTCTGCTTCGCCAGTTAGCCATTCGTTTGTTTTACGCTCTGTGTTCTTTTTAAAGTCCGTGAACAGCACAGAGTTAAGCAACTCAATAGAACGGTCTTCAACAAGCAAACCCTTCTCGGTGTATTTGCTTGAGAAGTGTTCGTCATAGCCGTAAACAAACTCTTTTGCTTGCTTGGTGATGGCTGTCTTGGCTCCAACCGACAAGGTTTCATCCTTGCCTTTTTGGTCTGTCATTATCTCAGCGAGTGAGCTGGCGCGAATTTTAAGCATTTGCAAGTGCCTCAATAACTTGTTTATCTTGTGCTGGCGTAAGTGTGAACGTATCGCGCAGCTTCTCGGTGGTGTACTGGCCTGCAAGAATCTTGTCAATTGCACCTTGCAAGCGTTTAGCGTCTAGCGTTGGTTTTTCTTCTTTAACAGGGCGTGATGCTTTGTTGCCATCATCATCTTCTGGAGCAATACCGCAAGCCGCCATCAAGCTGTATCGTCTGGCGTATGTCAGCGCAGAAGCGTAACCCTGTGGGTCTTTCTTAACAGCAGGAAAATGAACAATTCCACATTCAAGCATTTCGCCTGATTCGTGAACAAAGACTGTTTCGCACATGATGCCATCGGCGCAGTCATAGTTCTTTTGCAGAAGGAAGATGCCGTTGTTGTTTAAAGCGTCAATCACAGCCTCAACGCAAGCTGAAAGGTCAGCATACTTTGAGCGAAAGTGTGGATTGGTGGAAGTCTTGAGCGCAGGGCCAAAGGCTTTTTGTGCTTTGACCAAAGCAGATGCGATGTTTTTCATAATTTATTCCTTAATTCTGTAAACAAGAAAACAAAAATAAGACAGCAAAACCATCCTAGTGCGAATCCAATTCCAAAGTCCATGTTTAACCCCAAAGTTGAGAGACTACGAAACCAGCGGCAAAAGCGCAGGCGATATAAACCCAGAATTCAGCTTGTGCTGCTGCGTTTGATTGGTGGCCTTCTAACCATTCCCAACGCTGACGAGCTTCAATGGCGTCATATGTGTTTGGGTAGGCTTCCTGCATAGTGCGGGGGTAAGTGCGGGTGGTGTCGTTAAGTTTCATTTTGTTTCCTAAGTACCGTTTGCGTTGCGCTGCGGGATGTATGAACTATAACCGAGATTATGCAGATTTAGCAAGAAGGCAAAAAATATTTTGTTTATGTTGCTTGACTGCAACAAGCCAGCTTATGTTACATTTCAAGCATGACTAAACAAGAACTTATCAAATTAGCTGGTTCGCAGATTAGGCTTGCCGAATTGCTTGGCATAAGTCAACCTGCTGTTGCCGCTTGGAAAGAAGTGCCAAAAGCTCGCATTTGGCAATTGAGATTGTTAAAACCACAATGGTTTAAAGGAAAAAAATGAGCTACGCAGAAACAGAACTTAAAGTGATTCGCTGGTCGGAAGCGAGAAAAATCATCCCAAACAGTACGCCTGGCGCTCAATGGGTAAAAGCTATTGAAGAATTAAACGAGTTGATGGATGCTTTGAAAGCCAAAGACACGTTGGAAACGATAGACGCTATTGGCGACACGGTGGTTTGTCTGATTAACGTCTGCGCTTTGATGGATGTGAACTTGGAATATTGCCTTGAAGCCGCCTATGAGCAAATTAAAGACCGTAAGGGTTCAATGAACGCTGACGGCATTTTTGTGAAGGAAGCATGATGGGCTGGTTTATTGGCATCACAGTCACGCTTGCTTGGCTTACCCACATCTTCACTTGCTTTGCACATGGCTTTTGGGGCTTCTTGGTAGCTGGCGCAATCTTTTTTCCAATTGGCATCCTGCATGGGCTGTGGCTTTGGTTTAACTGAGGTATAATTTTTTCCAGAAGGTTTAGGTGTCGTATGTACTAGATACGAATACATCTAAGCCTTCAATGGCTGACCCTTGATGACTTGTGCTAGTACCACAGGTTGTCAAGGGTTTTTTTTTGGAGTTTGTATGTCAATCTTTTTGAAAGCAGAGTTAGAAACTGAAGTTTGCGGTGATGGTGATGGATTTATTTCAATTTTGCAAAAAAGACCAGATGGTGAAGAATCGGTTATTTGGCTGTCTGTTCACCAGTTTGAGACAATTTTTAATCATGAAAAAACCATCATTCGTGAAGCATTGGGGGCAGAATGAAACGCCCATCATTTCAGTTTTACCCAAGCGATTGGTTGCGCGACACTGCTTTGCGCTCTTGTTCAACAGGTGCGCGTGGTTTGTGGATGGATATGATTTGTTTCATGCACGAAGGTTCACCTTACGGGCACTTAAAGGTTGGAGATAAGGTTATCCTTCCTTCAAACCTTGCCCGTATGGTTGGGGATAGTGCAGAGGTTGTTGCTGATTGGCTTTTGGAGCTTTCACAGGCTGGTGTGTATGAAACAACTGACGAAGGTGTGATTTACTCAAAACGCATGATTCGTGATGAAAACCTACGCCAGATAAGGGCTGCGGGCGGTTCTAAGGGTGGAAACCCTGCTTTGATGGATAAGGGTAAGGTTAACCTTGAGGATAAGCAAAAACCAACCCCTTCATCTACATCTTCTTCTTCATCTCCATCTAAAAAAGAAAAGGTCGCTGACGCTCTTGTTTTGCCAGATTGGATGCCATTGGAAACTTGGGAAGCGTTTTTGGCTATGCGTAAGCGAATCAAGAAGCCACCTACTGATTACGCAATGAAGTTGCTTGTTGATAAATTGGCAAGATTTAAGGCGAATGGGCAAAACATTCAGGCTGTCCTTGAGAAATCAATTACAAGTAGCTGGCAAGATGTTTTTGAGATTCACGAAAAACAACAGTTTGCCAACAAATACGATGTTGCTCACGTTACAACACCACCACCGCCAAACCAAGACGCTGCGTTGCGCAAGATTGAAGAAGACCGAAAGAAGGCTGTGCCACCATCTTTGGAAACATTGGCTAAATTGGCAGAGTTGCGTAAAGGGGTACAAGCATGAACACAAAAGAACGTTTTATTTTTGCATTAGGTTTGTGGCTTGGCTACTTTATTTCATGCACTATTTTTGTTTGGGGTCGCTAATGAGAATCGTATGTTGGTTTAGCTGCGGAGCCGCAAGCGCAGTCGCTACAAAACTTGCTATTGCTGAAAACGCTGGCAAATTGCCTTTAATCATTGCTTACACCGAGGTGGCAGAAGAACACCCAGACAACAAGCGATTCTTAAAAGAATGTGAAACTTGGTTTGGTCAAGAAATTCAGATTCTGAGAAACGAAAAGTATCAGGGAAGCATTTTTAACGTCTTTGAAAAGCAACGCTACATTGTTGGAATCGCTGGCGCTCCATGCACCAAGTTCTTAAAAAAAGAAGTTCGTCAGAAGTTTGAGCAATTGACAGACAGGCAAGTGTTTGGCTACACGGCTGAAGAACAGCACCGCCTAGACCGTTTCATTGATGCAAACAACGATGTGGACATTTGGACACCGCTGATTGACAAGGGATTGTCTAAAGAAGATTGCCTGGCAATGCTTCAAAACGCCAACATTGAATTGCCTGCTATGTACCGCCTTGGCTATCACAACAACAACTGCATTGGCTGTGTGAAATGTGGCGCTGGCTACTGGAACAAGATTCGTGTTGATTTTCCGCAACACTTTGAACGCATGGCAAAACTTGAGCGTGTGATTGGCGCAAGTATCACAAAGTCAAAGGGTGAACGGGTCTACCTTGACGAGCTGCCGCCAGATGCAGGCGATTACCCAAAAGAACAAAACATTGAATGTTCCATTTTTTGCCACATGGCTGAAACGGAATACAAGTGAATTATTTTCAAGCACACGAAATTCTTGACGGAATCAAGGATAATCTGTCTTATAATCTAGACACAATCAACAAAGCACTTGAACTGACAGGCGACCTAGATGGATTTCAACCAAGTATTCGAGCAACAAGTGGAGCATCTGACAAAGATGGCTTTGCAGAAGGGCTGGATTGCTTACGCGAAACAAAGGGCGCAGGAACTTGAAAAAGACCCGTCAGGGTTGTGGGTTGGGTTGGTTGAAGCGGTAAGAGAACGAGTAAACGAACGTAAATGAAAGGCTATGAAATGGAACTCGATACAAGAATTGAAACAACTCGCAAGCGCCGTTGGTTAAACATTGACCAACACGGCGATGAAGTTTGGGTCAGCATGGTGGTGGAAGCTGCCCGTTGCCATGTAACTTTGACCAAAGAACAAGCCAAAGACATGATTGCCGCCCTGATTCGCATTGTTGACGCAGAGGTGACCAAATGAGCGAACAAGCCATGATTGAACAGATTAAACAAGCCCTGCAACTTGCCCGTCAAGCATTGGAAAACACAGAGACTAACTTCATGTCAGACCAGTTTGACGTAGAAGAAAAAGCACTTGTGGCAATTGACTTTGCATTGGAGCGTCTATGAACTGGCCTTTCCCACCAGCAACAGGCGCAGTTCCTTGGACTGCCAAACAAATCAAAGCGTATCAACAAGAGAAATTCGCACAACTGCCAGAGGCTCCGCTATGACAACAGTTTTATTTGTAAAAAAATTTGATGAAGATAGATTGACTAGCATTTGCAAAGTTATTGAAACTGATGAGCCAAAAATGTACGCTGGTCAAACATTGATGGTTGATTTAACCGTAAATGCCGATTTTGATGAAATGCCAGAAAAAGAATTAGAAGGAAAAACTGTTGTTGTTGAATCTTTTCAACCTTGTGAATTAATTGGAATTAATGTATCTATTAAGGAAACGCCATGAGTAAAGAAGCCAAAAAGACTTGCAACAAATGCCTTGTTGAAAAAAATCTGGCTGACTTTTACAGGCAAAAGGTTAGCAAAGATGGCTATTTAAGTCATTGCAAATTATGCAGAAACGCAACGATTTCACTTTGGCAGCAAAAGAATCGCGACTTTGTTCTTGAAACAGTAAAAGCCAATGCAAAAAATTGGTATTTAAAGAACAAAGAGAGAAAGCAAGAATACGTAAGTTGCTACGCAAAGAACAACAAAGCTGTTGTCAATGCAAGGTCTGCAAAGCGCAGGGCGGCGGAGATAAAACTAACACCAGCTTGGGCTGATAAACAAGAAATTGCAATGTGGTACGAAATCGCTGAAGTTTTAAGCAGAAGCGGAGTCAAGTTTCATGTAGACCACATTGCTCCATTGCAAGGCAAGAATGTTTCAGGCTTTCATTCTCAGCACAATCTTCAAGTGATTACGGCATCACAAAACATCGCAAAGGGAAATAGGCATGAGTGATTTGAAATATGCAGCTAAGCTGGCGCTTGAGGCGTTGAAATTTTACGTTGCCGAAGATGACGTAATTGAGGCAATGGAAGGGAACGAATATTGGGTTGAAGGTAAACATAAGGCGCAAAAAGCCATCAAAGCCCTAGAAGAAGCACTAGCCAAGCAAGAGCAGCGTAGCGTTAGCGAGCAACTGGGTGAGCCTGTAGGTATTGTTGAGTCCGCAATTCAAGGAGCTGGTGGTTTCCATGTAAAGCTGACACGTCATGTTATGCCGATGATTGGGGAAACTCTCTACACCACACCACAACAACGCAAGCCTTTGACGGATGATGAGTGTCTAAAAATTGTGTGGGAGACAAACACGGTTTGTGAGGCAATTCGTAAAGCCGAAGCCGCCCACGGCATTAAGGAGAACACATGATTCGCACTAACAACCTTTGGGCGCCAGTTGTTACAGCAGGTCGCAAACCTTGGATTATTTGGACTTGTGTTCGTTCTACGAGAAAGGATGCAAAGGCCGCATATCTTGAAGGTTTCCCAGAAAAGTACCACAAAGAACATCTTGCACGAGTAAAGTTTGTCAAGGTCTTTGTAGCCGCCCACGGCATTAAGGAGTAAGACATGAATATTGGACGTTATTTGCGAGGCGAAGACCGCCATGTTGGAACTGCAAGGGTTTCTAAAGAAAAACAACAAAAAGCGGTAGATATTGATCCAATGAACACGCCGTTGCCATGTGATGTGAAAGTTGGTCATGTGACTATCCGAAAAGGTGTCGCACTTCGTACATTGGTAATGCGGATGCAGGTACTTTATGACATGGCACAACCAAAGCAAGAGGGTGAGCCTGTGGCAGAAGTAAAAGACAATCCTTATTGTCCAGACGGTCACAGTGACGAGATTACTGAATATTTACCCGTTGGCATGAAGCTCTACATTACACCACCACAACGCACATGGGTTGGGCTGACGGATGAGGAAATGGCTGAAATTGTCGAAGAATTTGATGGCGTTGGTTGGGATATTGCACCAGTAATCGAAGCCAAACTCAAGGAGAAGAATACATGACCAAAGAAGACATGATTTCAATGCTGCGTGGCGTAGGCTGCGATGAAAACACAATTACAGCTATGTCAAACGCTTATGACTTAGGAGTTGAATGGGCAAAAGAAAGCATGATTGCTTTGCCTGTTGTGACTTTGCCATTGGAAGTTAAATGAGATAAAATAAGTTGTGGCTAGGAGGCATCCGAATCGCTGTTTATCCCACAGCTTGCCACACTTTTCTTGGGATGTTCTAGGGAAGAACGTATGAAAATTACACAAGCATATTTAAAAGAACTCTTTGATTACAAAGACGGTGATTTGATTTGGAAAGTTCAAAAATCAAACAATGTAAAAGTTGGTAAAAAAGCTGGTAGCAAAAACAATGAGGGCTACATTCAAACCACTTTAGATGGAAATAAATACAAAAATCATCGTCTCATCTGGATGTGGCATTACGGATTTTTCCCTGAGTTGATAGATCACATAGATTACAACCCATCAAATAATAAGATTGAAAATTTGCGCATAGCAACTCAATCTCAAAACTTTATGAACAGACCAAAAATGTCAAACAATAAAAGCGGGTTTAAAGGTGTAAGTTTTCATAAATACAGAAAAAAATTTCAAGCAACAATTAAATTAAATGGTAAACAAGTTTATTTAGGACTTTTTTCTTGCCCTAAACAAGCTCATGATGCTTATTGCAATGCTGCAAAAAAATATCATGGCGAATTTTGGAGGGCTTGATGTGCGTAGAGCTTCAAAAATTGATAGCAACCAAATTCAAGTTGTCAGTGCGCTACGGGCGGCTGGCGCTTCGGTTCAGTCTTTGTCGGCTGTTGGCAAGGGCGTACCTGATTTGTTGGTTGGATACAAAGGCCAGACATTGCTTATGGAAGTTAAAGACGGGAATAAATCGCCGTCAGCGCAAAGATTGACTGAAGATCAGCTAACTTGGCATGGAGCATGGAAAGGTGGCTCCTTGGCTGTTGTAGATGGCCCTGAAGCGGCTTTAAGAATGTTGGGGGTTATATGACACACGGAATTGAAAAAAAGGTATGTGCTGACATTGAAGCGCGTCAACAGCTTGGCATGAACAAATACGGAATTAGCGTTCAAGACAATCCTTTGTCTTTGCGTGAATGGCTTGAACACGCTTACCAAGAGTGTTTAGACCAAGCTATTTATTTACGCCGAGCAATGCAGGAGTTGGATAAATGAAATACGACCTTGACAGCTACGAACAGGCGCAAGCCTTGATGAAAAATCTTTGGCCTAAAGTTCGTGAGGCTTTGGTTTATGGCAAAAAGCTAACGCTAGAAATCAAAGCCGCAAGCAAAAGCCGTGAGCAAGAGGAAAAGTATCACGCCATCATTGGTGACATTGCCAAGCAATCAAGCCACTTGGGTTCTAAATGGGATGCTGAAAGCTGGAAACGCTTGCTTGTATGGCAGTTTTGCAAAGAAAAGCAAATTGACGCTGGAAAGATTGTCCCAAGCCTAGATATGACAGGCGTGGTGCAACTTGGGCAACAAACCCGCAAGTTCACTAAAGAACAGGCAAGCGAGTTTGTGGAGTTCTTGCTTGCCTGGTGCGCTCACAATGGAATTACAGTAAATGAGTAAAACTCGCAAAAAGTACAAACCAAAAGGCGTTCGCATGGATGCCTTATCTTGGGTTATCTCTGGATTTAAAAAAGTCGCAGACGTTCCAGATGCAGGAACTAAGCTAATGCTGAAGAACCACGTTTCCTTTGACGAAATCCGTGAAGGTCGTGGAGACACAGACCATGTTGATAACTTGATTTCAATGGTCAACTGTGCCGAAGCCTTGGCAAAACGCCAGCTAGGTCGTGATTGGCTCGATGAAATAAAGGAAGCGCAAGACGCTATTTATCACATGGCACAGCGCGGAGTAAGCGGAAAGTCGTTTACTTTCACTGGTCAAGAGCTTCAAGCAGTGCAAACTATCCTTGAATTGCATGATGAACAGCTAAAAAACTGCTCTGTTCGCACTTTAGAGTTAGCATTGGATGACATTGCCAAAGAGTTCAAGGCCAACAAAATGCGGAAAATTGAAGCGATTGCATGATTCAGAAACACACTTATATCCGAAGCAAGAAGCTCTTGGAAGCCGCAAGAGACATTCCTTGCCAACATTGCTACGCTGAAGATGGCACTGTTGTAGCTGCCCACACAAATTGGGGCGGTGGCAAAGGAATGGGGCGAAAGGCAGACGACAACCTGATTGCAAGCCTATGTTTTACCTGTCACGCATCTATTGACCAAGGGTCTACCCTAACAAAAGAGCAAAGACAGGACTTATGGCAGATGGCGCATAGAAAGACGGTGCAACGCTTGGTGTCTGCAAAACTCTGGCCTCAAGACGTACCAGTGCCTGACCTAAGACGATATTACGAACTAGAATAAGGTGCAATTTGCAGTTGCACTTATGGGTAGTTGATTCTGCCCACTTTTTTGGTAAAATATAGAAAACCAAGACGCATGAGGATTGGGTTATAGAATCGGTCACTGAGCCTCTGATAGTTCTGTGTCTTGCAAGCCAGCAGACTACAAGTTCTTAAACCCGATGAGATCATGGGAGTTGCTACCCTAAACAGTCCTCAGCCGTGTTGGTTGAGATGGTTCTTTGTTAGGCAAAGAATGAGGGGGTGTAAGCGCATCCCAAGAGGTCTTAGGTCGCTCCTAGGCAACCAACAACTTTAACTGAAAGGCTCTATATGGCTGGCTTACTCGCCCCTGCTGCTGAAATCAAGATTGAAATCGAGGAAATCGAGGCAGAAAAGCCCGTTATCGAAGGCTTGACAGCAGAATCAAACAAAAAAACACGCGACACCTTGGTGGAAACGCAAATGCTTGGCCCAATCAAAACGGCTGAAGCAAATGGCGAATTCTGGCGTGGTCTAGCTAACGTCTGGCGCATCTCTCCAGATCAAGCAAAACGCAAGCTGTGCGCTAATTGCGAATACTTTGATGACCAACCAGAAACCCTAGAGGCTATGGAAGTCGTGCCACAAGACGAATTTGACAAAGACGGTGGTGGTCGCGGTTATTGCCACAAGTTTGAGTTCATTTGTCACAACCTTCGTGTTTGCAAGGCTTGGGAAAAAGCCGCGCCAATGAAGGAAGAAGACTGATGGGAACTAAGCTCAATAAAGCGGCTCACGACAAACTTGCAAAAGTGATGGGTGAGTACAAAAAAGGCGAGCTTCATTCAGGCAAAGGTGGCAAAGTCGTCACAAACCCAAAGCAGGCAGTGGCAATCTCCATCTCTGAAGCTGCCAAGATGATGAAAAAACGGATGAAGTAATGGCAAATTCAAAAGGCCTGTTGCAATCAGATGATTTGTCATTGATGGATGAGTATCGTAAAAAAATACTTATGGCAGGTCTTTTAAGTCAATCCGAAGGCGGCATAGCCCCATATGGTCTTAGGCATAGTGGAGAATCTGCCAAAGGAAAAGGGTATTTTGGGCCTTTACCAACATTAGATGGCGGTGGAGTTTCAACCGAAATATCGTCTGAAGATGATTTAGGTGAATTTCCTTTGATGGTTCCAACATTGTCTAAAGATGAAATAAATCATCTTTTATCAGGTGCAGAGCCAACAGATTCAATTTATGGAAAAGCAATTTCTTGGGCAAACAGTAGAAGGAAACAAGGGTTAAGCCCATTCGCTTCACAAAATGACATAAAAGTTCCAGTAGGTCTGTTAGACTAAAGTTATATCAACTAAACCAACGAGCCGTAAGGAATTGGTAAACAAATGACTAAACAAATTGAAAATAGTGGAATGGGTCGCCCAAAAGGTAGCCCTAATAAGGCCACAGCAGCCGTTAGAGAGGCGATCTCAGTCTTCGCAGAGGGTAATGCCCATAAACTGCAAGAGTGGCTTGATGACGTTGCTATGGGTGTAGGTGGAAACCGACCAGACCCCGCAAAAGCTGCTGACTTATATCTCAGAGCGATTGAGTATCACATTCCCAAGTTGGCGCGTACTGAACACGTTGGTGATAACGATGGCCCAATTGAGATGAAGGTCACATGGGCGAAATAGTAATTCCTTACTCGCCAAGGGAGCAACAATCTGAAATTCACGACCTGATTGACGAAAAGCGTTTCTCGGTTGTGGTGGCTCATCGAAGGATGGGTAAGACCGTTTCGGCTATCAATCACTTAATTAAAGCTGCAATCCTGAATGGCAAAGAAGCGCCTCGCTACGCCTACATTGCTCCAACTTACGGGCAAGCCAAGCGGGTAGCGTGGGATTACCTTGTGAAGTACGCAATGCCAATGGGCGGGACTGAAAACATCTCAGAGCTACGAGTTGACTTCTGGGGTAGACGCATCCAGTTGTACGGCTCAGACAACCCTGAGAGCCTTCGCGGTCAATACTTTGACGGGGTGATTCTTGATGAAATTGGCGACCAAAACCCAAAAATCTGGACTGACATTGTTCGACCTGCACTTGCAGACCGACTCGGTTGGTGCTTATTTATCGGAACGCCTAAAGGCCACAATCACTTCAAAGAACTGCGAGACAGAGCAGAAAAAGAAGACGATTGGGGTTTGCTTGAGTTCAAAGCCTCAGAAACCAAGGTAATTGCTGAGTCCGAGCTAAGAGCCGCTAGGTCAGAGATGGGTGACGACAAGTACCTGCAAGAGTTTGAGTGTTCGTTTGATGCCGCTGTTGAGGGTTCTTACTATGGTTCGTTGATTAACGACCTAGAGGAAAAGAAGCATATCCAAGAGATTCCAAGGGATGACCTGTGCAAGATGGTTACTGCTTGGGACTTAGGCATGGGCGACAGTACGGCTATTTGGGTGGCTCAGATTGCAGGCTCAGAGATTCGCTTGATTGACTATTACGAGAACAATGGCGTTGGTCTTGATAATTATGTCTCGTGGCTGCGTAACAACAATTACGACAAAGCCGAGCATATCTTGCCGCATGACGTACAAGTTCGAGAGCTTGGGACAGGTAAAAGCCGCATGGAAATGCTGACAGACGCAGGATTAAACATCAAGATCGCCCCAAGAATGGGTGTTGATGACGGTATTCAGGCTGTTCGCAGGATTCTGCCAAGATGCTGGTTTAACGTGCCAAACGTCAAGATTGGCTTGAACGCGCTAAAGAATTACCGCCGAGCCTATGATGAAAAGCGCAAAATCTACTTTGAGCGCCCACTACACGATTGGTCGTCACACGCAAGTGACGCTTTCCGTTACCTTGCCATCGGGTTAGACGAATCTACGTCTACTTGGGGCAAATCTATTAACCAACCTGCGAAATGGGTAGTCTGATGCAACTAATGATGAAACAGGGAAACCTGATTGATGCTCGTGCTTTTGCACTTTTACAAAACCGTGTTACAGAGCTTGAAAATCTCGTAAAGTCGTTACAATCGGAGCAACGCCCGAAGTTGGGCAGGCCAGCAAAGGTAAATGATGAGCCAAGACAAACTAAAGTCGATAATCCAAGCCGAGATTGACGGTAGCCTCGGATTCTTAGAAACAGAAACAACCCAACAGCGCCAAGAGGCGTTGCAGGCATACCTTCGTAATCCTTACGGTAACGAGATTGAAGGCAAGTCAAGCATCGTAACTGGCGAAGTAGCAGAGGCCATTGATGGCGCTTTGCCGCCTTTGGTTCGAATCTTCACAGCTTCTGATGAGGTTGTGCGCTTTGACCCGCGTGGCCCTAATGATGAAGCTGGCGCTAAACAAGCGACTGAATACGTCAATTGGGTGTTTAACCGCGACAACTCAGGCACGATCATTCTTCACAACTGGTTCAAAGACGCGCTACTGCAAAAGGTTGGCGTGGTTAAAGCCTATTGGGAAGACAAAGAAGATGTGCGCAAAGAAAAGTATCGCGATCTTTCTGAAGATGAGCTTGCAATGTTGTTGTCTGACAAGACAATGGAAGTGCTTGAAAAGGATGAAGTCGAGAATCCTTTGCTTGACCCACAAGGTAATGAAGTGCTTGACCAGATGGGCCAGCCAGTTACTTACAAGTCTTTCAGCGTCACAGTCGGCAAGAAGTCTAAGTCTGGTCGCGTTGTCGTTGAGAACGTGCCGCCTGAAGAATTCCTGATTTCCAAACGTGCCAAGACAATTGAAGATTCGCCTTTTGTTGCTCACCGCAGATTGATGACCCGAAGCGACTTGGTTGCTATGGGCTTTGATGAAGACGTAGTAGCAAAATTACCTTCATCTAGTGCGCTAACGTACACACCAGAGCATTTGGCTCGTTTCTCCAATGGTGAATTGGCTGAAGACTTGGCTGGTGGCGATGAGGCAATGACAACCGTAGAGGTCTTTGAGTGCTACGTTAAGTGCGACATGGATGATGACGGCATTGCTGAGTTGCGCCAAGTGTTCTTTGCTGGCAACGACATTTTGAGCGATGAAGAATGTGACTATGTGCCGTTCTACTCAATCTGCCCTATTCCAGTTCCTCACAAGTTCTTTGGTCAATCTCTGGCAGACCGTACAACTGACATTCAGTTGATTAAAACGACCATTACACGCCAGATTCTTGATAACCTTTACCTGACAAACAACGCCCGTGTTACGGCTGTTGACGGTCAAGTAAACATGGATGACCTGCTTACATCTACCGCTGGCGGTGTGATTCGCGTCAAATCTGCTGGTGCTGTTACTCAGTTGGCAGTGCAAAACGTGGCTGCACAGGCTTTCCCAATGCTGCAATACTTGGATTCAATCCAACAAAAGCGCACTGGTGTAACTGAAGCAAGCCAAGGTCTTGACCCATCTATCCTGCAAAACGTCACTGCCGCCGCCGTTGCTTCTATGCAACAAAGTGCTGCTGGCAAGATTGAGATGATGGCTCGCATCTTTGCTGAGACAGGCGTTAAAGAGCTGTTCAAGGGCATCTTGCACCTTCTCTGTAAGTACCAAGATAAGCCTCGTATCGTTCGGATGCGTGGTAACTACGTTTCCTTTGACCCCCGCGAATGGTCAAATCAGTATGATGTGGACATTAACGTGGGCCTTGGCGCTGGCAACCGTCAAGAGCAAATGGCTATGTTGAACATGGTTCTTGCTAAACAAGAGCAAGTTCTTCAGCAAATGGGGCCAGCTAACCCGCTGGTTTCAATGGGCCAGTACCGTAACACCTTGGGCCGTATGGTTGAAGCCGCTGGTTTCAAAGATTCTGCTGAGTTCTACAAGGCCATCACACCTGAAGAAGATCAGATGATGAGCCAGCCTCAACAGCCTCAACAGCCACCAATCCCGCCTGAAGTTCAAGCGTACATGGCTAAAACTCAGGCTGACATTCAAGCGCAACAGATGAAGGCTCAGGCTGACATTGAATTGGCACAACAAAAAGCCATTGCTGAATTGCAGTTGATGCGCGAAAAGAACGCAGCACAGATTCAGTTGGAACGTGAGAAAGCATTGGCAAATCTTCAACTGAAAGAAGAAGAATTTATGGCTGAAGCTCGATTGAAGGCCATGAAGGTTGGTGCAGGCATTACTTCTAACGTGGAGATTCCAGGATGACCCCAACCGAAATTATCAAAGCAGACGCAGCGCGTAATGGCGTGTCGCCAACAAAGGTGATTTCGTCTATGAAGCCTGATTTAAAGGCTGGCAGATCAACATTGATTCAAGTTGACGACTCTGTTTTGATTGTGAAAATGATTGCTCCGTACACCGCAGAGCTTCATTTGTTCACAGTTGAGCCAGTAAGAAAACTTATTCAATCAATCAGGGAGCTTGTTAATAAAGTTTCTGAGTCTGGTATTCGCACTGTCTATGGAAATGCAGACAATGAAGGCATCTTTCAAATCTTAATCTCTGCTGGAGTTAAGATAAAAGAATCAGATATTGAAGGTTATAACTGGAGAGCAGACGTATGGGAGCAGTAAGTTCTGCGGCAGGCGCTGTCGTTGATGTTGTTGAAGATGTTGGCTCAACTCTAGATGACATTATTGTCCAACCTACAATTTCTGTTGTTGAGGGAAGCGTTGATTTATCAGCTAATACACTTCAAGCAGCAGCTAAGACTGCCGAGCAATTGGCTCAGGGAGATTTGCAAGGTGCGTATGACGAGACAAGTAAAGGTCTTGCTGGCGCAGAAGATGTTGTCAGTGATACATGGATGGAGATTAGAGACCCATTGCAAGCTGCTGCTGTTATTGGCGGTAACTACTTGTTGCCTGGCTCTAGCCTTATTACATCTCAACTTGTAAGCGATGAAGCCCAAGCAATCCTTAACAGCAATGGCGGTAGGACATTAAATG